GTCAGCCTCCCTCACTCGCGCTCTCAGGCGCGCCCTTGCCCGCGTCCGTCTCAGCGCAGTCACCTACAGCCGCCTCACTCACCGCCTGCGCGTGGTTCACTTTCGCCTGTAGCGCGGCCAGCTTCTCCTCAACGTGCACCCGGTCGGTCAGCGCCTTCTCCAGTTCCTCGTGGTGCGCCTTCTCAAGCTCGTCAATGCGCGCCAGCAGTTCGTCAATGCGCGCATCCTTCGCCGCCAGCTTGCGCTCCAGGTCGCCGATGCGCTTATCCCGCGCCGCTATCGCCTTTTCCAACTCCGCCACCTTCGCCGCAAACTCGCAGTGCACGCGCTCCAGTTCCGTTACATGCTCAGCGTCGCGCAGTGCCATGCGCTTCTCGGCGTCATCAAGTTCCTTGCGCATGGCGCGCTTGGCGTCCAGCGCCTCATCTACGCTGTTCTGTAGCGCGATAATCTGCTCGTTCTGGTCGGTGATCGTCCTCATCAACGTGGTAAATGCCCTAGCGTTCTCCTCTAACGCAGCGCCAGCTGTCTGTAGCGCTTTGCCCATAGGCCCGCGCGCTACCAGCCAGTAGCCGAAGCCAACGCCCAGGGCCACGCCCACCACGAACAGCAGCGGTGTGCCCGCCTGCTGGATGATGTGCCACAGGCCGTCAGTGTCTACAATCTCAGTCGCCAGTCCGAACATTCATCCCCCCACCTATATCGGGGCGTGCTACAATTTCAATGCCCGCTCTGCGCGTCGCCCCTCGGCGCGCCGGGCGGGTCTAGCTCACTTCCCGCACCCACATGATGATCGGCGCAGCGCCCGTCGTGGCCCAGGTAAACGCCGTCCCCGCATCCGTTTTCCACACGGGCTGGAAAACATGAGTGCCACTCGCCAGCCCTGTGACCAGTAGTGGCCCGAAGACTGTCGTATTGCCCGTTGTGGACGTCGTTGTGTCGGGCCGCGCACGTCCTGCCCCGAACGCATAGGCCCCATATAAGGCCGTGCCATTGACCAGCCAATCTAGAGAGATACGCCGTGCGTCTATATCGCCTGCCAACTGTAGCTGAATGAATACCATAATGTCCCCGCCATAGGTGCCCAGCGAGGCGCTCAGCGCTGACGAGATGGCCGTGAATGTGGTGGCCGTCGTGCTCAACACCAGCGCGCCACTGGCAAAAGCAGTCAGAAACGACGGCGGGTTTTTCAATGCAGCGACGTTATCGCGGACATAGGTGTTCATGTCCGTTGCAGCGAGCAACTCATCAACTGCCCACGTTTTCGGGACTGTGTAAGCCATCGTCTCGCCTCCTACAGGGCCAGGCGGTTCTGGTTAAGCCGGCCCAATACCGGATCGTCCAACGTCAGATAGGTATTGCTGGTCAGCGGGGCCAGCAGAAATGTAATGCGTGGTGCGGCTTTCTCGTGCAGGCTGTAGGCCATGCCCAGCACGCGGTGGCGCTCAGCGCTCAGCGCCGTTTGTGTTTCCGTAACTTCTACCACACTGCCGACCTCTATCGTGTACAGGTTCACCGCGCCAACCGTTTCCACGCCCTCAAAATAGACGGCGGGCACGCGCGCCAGCGGGATAGCCCAGCGCGCCAGCAAGAGCCGCCCCACCTGCTCAGCGAAGGCGTCTCCGCCGTCTATCTGGAGCGGGATGCTCACGTCGTGCACGCGCCGCCCATAGTCTTCCTGGCTCACCGCGTCGTCAATGACCAGGTTTAGCGGGTCGTAGGCAATCACCCCCACGCCGCGCACTTGCAGGTCGTGCACATATAGCGTGCCCATCGCCGTGTTAGTCATGTGCACTTCGATGCCGCCACCCGTGACCGCCAAACTGAACTTGACGCGCTTGCTGTTGGTGTAGTTGTAGCCCGACTTATCCTGCGTATCATAGACGCTGTAATCCGTGCCGGGCACCAGGGGCAGCACGAGACTGCGCGCGCCGACAATCTGCCCCGTGCTCACGTCCACATAGGGAATGGTGTAGGTGCGCGACCCGAACGCCTGAGTCACATCGTCGGACGGGTTCCAGCGCTGATAGTTGGAACTGGTGCTGCCCGCCGTGCCGCGCCCCGGCACCGCCAAGATTTGCTGCGCGCGGGCAATCACGCCGCTGGTTGTGCTACCACGCGGTACATAGGACACGACCGCACGATTGATGATGTCCTCTGCCGACATGACGGTATCCTGGTAGTTGTGTTCTTCATTCAACTCCAGGTCGGCGGCCCGGTTTGCCAAATTAAACGGATACAGATTGTCACGGAAGGTCAGCGTCCCATCGCGCGCGCACCAGAAGTAGCCCCACTCAGACTCGGCAACCTCGGTGATGGCTGTAAGCGCGTTAGTTGTGTCATCACGCCAGGTATCCCCGGCAATGTCAATGGTGCGCTGGCCCGTGTCGAAATCAATCAGCCCCGCCGGTTCATCTACTCCGCCACTCATCGTTGCGCCGCTGACCGCAATGTTCGCCCCGCTCTTGGCTAGCGCGATGCTATTGCCCCACGCCCCCCGCGCGACGGCGGTGAGATCAATGGTTGCATCCGCCACGCTATCAGTAGTGATTTTAGTGAATTGATCATATGCGGGCGTGAGTATCCAGGCATCAGGCGGATGACGAAGCGCACTGATGCCATCAGTATAATTGCTATTGCCCCAGCGCCATGACCAATGGGCTATCCCCGATGGCGGCGTTGTGAGCCGCAAAACAAGCCAATACGTAGTAGCGGCCTGTATACTAATTCCATCAGAAACAGTAATTGTATTCCATTGATTCGCCAGCGGGTTGAATGTACCAGACTGCAAAACTGCCCCGGGCTCTCCGCTAGTATTTTGGCACACTTCCCAGGTCACGCTTCCCGGTGTTCCTGCGTTGTCAGTGCCGATATAGACTTTAATCTCATCTAATACACCAGCGGCAACTTTGAAGCTCTGTCCGATACGCCGTTCGCCATATCCCTTGTTTCCAATGTAGTCATCATGAACATTGGCAACAGGTGCGATATGTGTAGTGCCGCCCGGCGCATCGTCTAATGCCTCATAGAACGCCGTAACCTGCGGATGCTTCTCAGTGCCCGTGCCATATACGCCCGTTACCTGATCTTCGCCTGCCGCATGGATAGCCGCCTCTAGATTGGTTGCGGCAGTCGCCTTGTTGCCACCAATTAGCACTTCATTGGCCGCTGGGGTGAGGCTTGTCTTGAAAGTATACGTCACATCCCCGATTGTCACCGTGTCATTATTGCTGGGCGTGCCTGTTAGAGTGATTTTCCCCGTTGCCCGCGCCCCGCGTAGCGCCGCACTCGTGATCAGGCGCAGCAGATAGCCGGGACTTTGGCCCTCTTGGAGCGGCAGGCTGATCAGGTGATTTTGCAGCACGCCCAGCAGGTCAGTGCATTCAATGGTGCACTGGCGACTGCCATACTGCCCTGGTTCCGGGCGGATGCTCTGCACAACACCCGTGAACAGCGTCACCGCGCCCTCGGTGACCACGACCGGGCGATAGGGTAGCAGCGATGAATAGATGGGGCTACTGGTATTGCTCGGCGAGAAGCGCCTATCCTCATTGTTGACCACCAGATAGCAGGTGCCCACATCGGCGACGTGTTGCAACGGGTCGCTGAACCCCGTAACGATTTCGCAACTGCGCACGTAGGCGGTGATGTCCGTGCCGTCCAGCGTAATCGTCATCATCAGTAGCTCACCAGCCAGTAGGTCACGCGCGGCAGGATTGGGATAACCTTTGCCTCCCCAACCAGGTCGCAGGCATAACCCGCTATGCCGCTTGGATACGTCAGATAAACCGTCATGGTCATCGCATCGTCTGGCTCCGGCTCCGGCGTCACGAAACGCCTGTTGCCGATGGGCCAGCAGTCATAACTAAACGCGCGGTTCAGCGTCGTGATTTCCACCTGCACGGGCGCGACGGTCTGCGCCGCCCCGCTGTCCGTCATGCAGGGCAGTGCTACCAGCAGCGCCGCCAGCGCCAGCAGATAGCGCGCTCCCCTCACTACGCCATCGCTCCCACAAGCCGCTTGTTGCGCCGTCCGGCTTCCCGTTCTAGCGCGTCAAGTAGCTGCGCCGCATTCTGGACACCATGCACGTGGATTGGCCCGGTGATGGTGATGCCCCCTCCCCCACCGCCGACCATCGGCCCCATGCGCGGGAAGTCCGGCGCGCGCTGCCCCTGGCGCATCTTGCGCAGCATATCCTGTGACAGCACATACTCACCCCGGTGTACCACGCCTGCAATCTGTCCGTGTGGCCCGTCGCCGGTGTAGCCGCCGTGCTGAAACTCCGGGATAGCGCGCCCGCCCAATGTCCGCCCGCTGCTTGTCGTCGTGCCCGCGCTGCCTTCTGTGAACGATGACGTGATGGTCACAGTCCAGGGCTTCGAGGTCATGGTGTTCAAGCGCGTTTCTACGTCATCAATCTCTTTGACGATGGCTTGCTTCCAACCCACCCATTTCGGCCCGGACAGGTCAATGAAGTTGGTCATGTCCCCAGCCATCTTGTCGGTAGAAATTCCTGATTTCGTTTCCAGTTCATCAAACGCATCTACCATGAATTGCAGCGGCCCTCCGGCCTCGGGCTGTGCGCCGCCTGCGAATTGCCGTTGCAATTCGGCAATCTGGTCAGGCGGCTCGCCTTCGGCGGCTTTGATTTCGCCTCTCGCCAGTCGTTCAATCAACTCCACATAGCGGCGCAGCCCCTCTTCATCAGTTGGAGTGCCAAGCAAGCGGCCTACCCAGTCCCAGTCACCGCGCTCGATTTCGCGCGCTAGCAGTCCGACCTGAATGGCATAGCCCGCCGCGCTCAGTTCGCCCTTTTCAAGCGCCTCTGCCGCGCCCAGCATCCGCAAGCGGAATATCTCACTCTCAGCGTTGGCTTCGCCCGTTGTCAGGGCCAGATAGCGCATGGCTTCTTTCGCCTTGTCACTGTCTACCCCATACTCACGTAGGGCGTCCGCCCCGGCACTGTATACAGACGCATCAAACACTGTCGGCTCGATGCCCATAAGCTGTTCTAGCGACTTGCCCGCCCGCTGTGCCTCAGCACTCAGCTTGCTTGCCGCCTCGGTGATGCGCTCCAGGCTGCGCGCGGTCTTTTCTGCGCGCTCCTCAGCGCGCTCCTCCGCAAGGCCCATCGCCCGGCCCCATATACCGCCGGACTCGGCAGTGGGACGCCACGCCGTCCGCTGCATCTCGGCCAATGTGCTTTCCCAGTCAATGCCACCGCCCGGTCTCATTCCTGCGGCCCAGCGCTGGAAGCGTTCAATCTCCTGCTGCTGCTGGCGTTGTGCCTCACTGAAAAGCAAGCCGAATGTGCCCGCGCGCCTCTGACGCTCCATGAAATTAAACGTCGGTGCCATCGCACCCCAGTTCCAGGTCTGCTGGCGTGCATTCCAGGCCATACGGGAAAGCACTTGCCCAGGACTATAGCGACTAATGTCTGGAAAGGAATACGGAATGGGAGTGTGCAGTTCTATATATCTCTGTCGTTCCATTTCGGCTTGGCGAGTGACAACGCGCATGTAGTAGTAATGAATATCTTCAGGCGTCATGCGCTGGAAAGGTCCGCCACGTGCCGGAAAGTCTACCGCCCACCCGCGCAATCCGGGCTGTGTCATGAACTGGTTACGACTATCCTCAACAACTTTGGGGAGTGTTAACTCGTCAAGTGTGGCCTGAGCTATATTGACCACCACCGTCCACGGTTCACTAGTCAGCAGTACCAGCGCATCGTATAGGTCGAGCGCCGCGCCCGCTCCTGTCTCCAGTGCCTCATTCACGGTTTTGCCAAACCGCTCTTTGAACTCGCGCGACCGGGCATTTAGCTGGTCTTGCTTCAGCGTAACGTTTGCCATGCCCTCGCCGAGCTTGTCCGCCTGTTCTTTCAGTCCCTCAATGACGGCTTCCTGGAACGCGGCCTCGCGCGATAGTCCCGGCATGGCCCGCTGCAACTCTTCCATGCGCCGCTTGACCTGATCCACGCTGAGGCCCAGCTGGTCAAGGCGCATGAATGACATATTGGCGAGCGTCAATTGAATCTGACTAAGCGCATTTTCAGTGCCGCCCAGCTGCGGGTTCGCCGCCGCCACAACTGACAGCATTCTGGCAAACTCGCCCGCCGCCTCTGCGCTGTCAGCCAAGCCGAACTTCATGAGCATATAGGCTTGCGCAGCCGCTTCGCCTTCGGTAACTGTGCCGCGCATGGCCGTCTGAATAGCTACAGTCCAGCGTTCAGCTTCCTCGGCGCTGCCCGCATAGACGCGCAGGGCGTAGGCGCTGCGTTCAGCTTGCGCACCCATGCGCGCCCACTCTTGGGCAGTGCCGAGCACCTGCTGAAAAGCGCCATAGACTATCTTGGCGCTGTTGCCGAGATAAAATAGGTTCTGCGCCATGTCGAGCACGCTGCGAGAGCCACGACTGCCCAGCCGCTCGGTGGCCTGATTCGCGCTATCCATGCCGCGCGCATATTCCCTCAGTTGTTTACTGAAGTCATCTTTCACGCTAAGCGTGATGGTGCGTCGTCTGTCCATTCAGCCCTACCCGTAGCGCAGCAGCGCCAGCAGCGCGTAGGCGGACACGACCGTCGCGTCCACCTTGCCGCTCTCGCCCTGCTCATAGGCCCGGTTTATCAAGTCGCCTATACTCTTCTGCCGCTGGTACTCATAGGCCAGCCAGTCCATGCGCTCATCGGGCGGCAGCGCCTTGAACTCGCTCAGGCTCCACTTCATGCGGTCGCAGATGCGGTAGACTAGCCACCTAAGCCCGTCGAAAGGGCCGATGACGGATGTCTTCCTCCGCCGTCTCGATAAGCTGGTTGGTGATCTTCCACAGCGCCGATACCGCCCAATTATCCAAACCCGCGATGTACGCCAGCTTTTCGTCCGTCGTCTCGCCCGGCACATCTATCGCCCAGCACGCCAGAATCTGCGCGTGCATCTGGCGCATCCGGTAGCGTTGCAGCGCGTGTAGATAGCCATCGTCCCGAAAGTCGCGCTTGCGCGTGACCTTGCCATCCGGGTCGGTAAAGAACTCGTCTGTGTACGGCGCTTCCGGCGGCTCGCCCACAATGCGCAGTGCATCCAACGCCTCATCGGGCGTCAGCGCGCGCATCTCAAACAGCAGTCGCTCACCGGATGGTGTCGTCACCTCATACTCATGCAATGCGCCATTAGACCGCAAATCGTCCAGCGTCGCCTTGCGCGTTTCCTTCGCCATGCTGAGCCTTTCTAGCGCGCCTAGTACGCGCTCCATGCGTTCGCTTGATAACCAAACGTAAGCCGATAGACATCCCCTTCACGCCCCGCCAGCCCCACCGAGTTAATCGCCCCGCTGTACAGAAAATACCCGGCACTTCCCTGGTATCCGCTGTGCTTCAGGTGCAGAAACACGCCCGTTTGTGCATCAGCGAACTTGCGCAGGGCGAGCAGGTCTGTCGTATACATCGCGCCAATGTATACGTCGGCACGCTGGCCTGTCCACAGGTTGTGGTAGGCACCATCCAAAGTGCGGAAGTTGTCCACACCGTAGGCCAGCGTGCCGCAGATGCTCTCGGCATAGGCGACAACAGCCGAGGCCGTCGCGCTGCCCGTCCAGAGGTACATCGTACCTTCGGGCCAGGCGAAGGTCTCGGCCATTTAGCCGATGTACCCGCTCGCCGTCGGGCCGTTCATCGCCAGCGCCACAAACTGAAAGCTCAGGGCGTTCTCCTGATCGCCCTCGGTGAACTGACGCTGCGTGAGGGCAGCCCCATGGAACTGGTAGAAGAAAGCAGCCCCCGCTTCTGGCGCGGTCATCTTCAGTTCCAGATGCACCATCGGCACCGATGCCCCCGCCCCCGCCGACGGGTTGGGAAACTGGGCCGTAGTAGCCCAGGCCACGTCAAACGAGCCGTTGATGGCCTCTTTGCTAACCAGCTTGTGATGGTTCGGAATACCCCGGTCTGAGATGGTAGCGATGGTATTGGCGCTCGTCCAGGTGAAGTTGCGGACGAAGCCCATCAGCGCCGTCGGCGCACCACTCGCCGTGGCCCATCCCGACCCGCTGCCACTGGCCTGTACCCAGCGCAGCGCACCCTCGTAACGATTCCTGACTTCTGGCATGATCTGACTCCTTGTCGCCTATGCTCGCTCTATCCAACTGAAGTAAAGTAACATCCGCCGCCGCTCGATGTCCGGGTTGGGGTCATAGGGCGGCGTCCGCGCCTCTACCCTGTCAATAACGATGCGGTAGCTGACATTGCTTGGAGCCGCCGCATTGGTGTAAAAGTCTTTTATGATTAGCGCGCTGCCCGTGCTGCGCAGACTGATCACCGCCTTCGTCAGCGCATCCTGCATCTGCGCCAGTTGCGCCCGCCAGTTGGCGTCGCGCCGCGTGGCCCAAGCGTTTACTTCCACAATGCCGAACTTCTGCTCGCCTGATCCATCGTCCACGCGCCCGCCCTGGTACGGAGACGGCCCGGTATCCGCGCCCAGGTAGTGCACCGAGTAGCAGGGCAGCGTCGCGTTGCCCATCGGGTCTTGCGGGTTCTCCACGACCAGCGTGACGCTGCTCAGCAGGGGCGGCTTGTTGCCAGTCAGCGCACCCTGTAGCCAGGCGTAAAGCGTGCCCAGAACGTTGTATTGCCCGGTCGTGTGCGAGAACGTCACCGCTAGAACTCCCCCATGATTTCATTGATGTACTTATCGAGCAGCCGCACAGCGTGTTCCTCAGCGCGGTCGAGGAAGCCGGCGGGCGCTTGCTTGCTGTGCCCCGCGTTCAGGTTCTCGATGTAGGGCACATTCGACCCCTGCACGATGGTCAGGCCGTTGTCCTTCTCTTCCCATACGGCGTCGCCAGGCTCGGCCCCCTTTGCGTGCGCCCGTAACATGCCCGGCGTCCAGTGCCCCCAACTTGCCCGCGCCCGCCCAGTATCAACCGGCATCTCCTCTTTCACGCGCCGCTCCGTCGCCAGCGATGTCTCGCGCAGCCGCCGCTTGCAGGACACAACGATCTTTTTAGCCTGCTGCTCGGTGTAGCGGCGTTCCTCATGCAACTGCCTGGCGTCAACCTGGATGCGCATCTTTCACCGCCGTCATCTTGAGACACAGTTCAACAATCGCGTTAATCCGCCCGATTGAACTCCGGTACACGGCCTGTTGGAACAGCGCATCGTCCAGCTTCGTGTCCGGGTCGTACATGATCTGCGTCTGCGCCTCGACAACCCGCACCGCGTCCTCGTGCGGCGAATACCAGATGTCGCGTTCGATGTCGAAGTCCCAGTGCCCGTTCTGTCGGTAGACGAACGGTGACCCGTCCCCTTCTGGTGGTTTCAGGTAGCCGAACGTGGCAAACGTGATGTATCGCGTATGCGTTGGGTCGCTGATCCCGCTGTTAGACCAGGCGAACGGGGCCAATATCCACGCCGTTCCGCCCGGCTTCATGATGCGATGCAGTTCTGAGAACCACGCGAACCACCCATCCTGATACTCCGGGTGACGCGGCACGAACTGCCCCTCCCAGACGATATGGTGCGGAATATGCTCCACGATGTGCGAGGCGATGGCATAGTCATAGGTATTATCGGGCAGCACCGCGCCATCGCTCTCGCGCCACGGGTAATCGAACAAATCCACAACCTTATTGACGCCCTCTAGCCCGTTCCAGTCCGCGTTATCCCAGGCGATCTCCGGGTCAGTGTAGAGCCAGTCAGGGATTAGCCCATGATGTTTTGGCCGTTCGCGGGGCAGTATCACCCTCCCGCAACCCAGGTTAATCCCGCGCTTGGTCGTCACTTGTCTCCGCCGCTTTCTGCTGCGCTTGCAGCCAGTCCACAATCACCTGTGCTCGTGCGTCCCATGTGCCGAGCTTCGCCCATTTCTGCCCGGCCCTTGCGATACGCTCGGCATCCGTCGGGTGCTCCAGCGCCCAGCGCACCTGCTCGACCGCGCCCGCCGTGTCATGATAGAGCAGGCAGTTCTGCCCATTGACCAGCCCTAGCGCCTCGCAGTCGGGGCACTCATCCATGACGACCAGGCAGCCCATCGCCGCCGTCTCCCAAACGCGCTGGGCCACGTCACCCGCCGCGCTGCGCACGAGGCTGATCTTGCTGTCCTGGTAGACCGCCGCGTACTGGTCATACACCGCGCCCGTGCCGTAGGCCATGCGCAGCGCCGGAATGTCGCGCAGCGCATACAGCAATTCGGCGCGCGGCCCGTACATGACCGCCAGCATCGCCGCGTCGTAGTGACGCTTGCTCCAGGCCGGGCCGGGCTTGAAGGCCACCTGGTCATAGCCGCAGGGCAGCCACGTCACGTTAGTCTCACCGATGCGCGCCCCGTGCCCGTGCGCCAGGAACAGGTGATCCACATCAAACTGCCCGTAATCGCGTACATGGTTATCTACGCCATACACGACCCAGGGCATATCGCCGCTGCGCTCGGCCCCCATGTTCGAGTCCATGATCAGCACGGCGTCCGGCGTCCAGCCCTCGTCAATCTCTGAGGGCGTCCAGATGTGGCGTGGATCAACCTGACCGCCCCAGATGGCGTTGGGCGGCTCCGGCACTGGCCCGGCAGACCGCGCATCATGCCCCATGCGCCGCAGCGCGTCCAGCACATAGCGCCCGGAGGCCACAGGCCAGTGAATGGCAAGTATCAGCAGTTTCATGCCCAGAACCTCACTTTGATTGCCGGCACGTCAGGCTCCACAATTTTCGTATCCACGAATTGCCGCTTGAATAGCCGCGCATTCACAGCAAACGATGGACTGCCACCGGTGCTACCCACTTCATGGATTAATCGTATGCGCGGTTCATGCCAGACCTCATAGCCCTCTAGTTGAGCGCGCACACACAATGACACATCTTCAAAGTACCCGCGCCCGTAGGCCGTATCGAACCCGCCCAGCATGTTCCACAGCCCGCGCCGGACGGCCAGCGCCGCACCCGTAACCCAAGACACCTTGCGCGCCTTGCTGATCGGCTCCCAATCGGGATTGCCATAGCCCAGCGCCTCGTGGAACGGCTGCCCAGCGCCGTCAAATAGCCCGCCCACTGACTGGACTTTGCCGTCAGGAAACAACAGCGTAGGCCCGACAACGCCTACCTTGCCATGACTGTCAAAGAGCGCCAGAAGGGTCGCATCCCAGCCCGCCGCAGTCGGGTAGCAGTCCTGGTTAAGGAAGAACAGCACCTCGCCCTTTGCCCGCTTCGCCGCCTGGTTGCAGTTGCCCGCAAAGCCGAGATTGTAGTTTGTCCGCTCGCAGCACGGCCCCAGCGACAGCGGCCCGTTGTACTCGGTGCTGCTATCATCCTGCACCAGCACCTCAGTTAGCTCCGGGTCGGTCGTCTCGCGCACCAACCGCAGGCAGCGCGTGACCTTCTCCAGATGGTTATAGGCCGGGATGATGACGCTAAGCCTCGGCGTGCTCACGCTTCCCCTCCAGCAACTCGACCTGCTGCCCGACGGCCTTGCCAATGCCTGCTGCCACGCCCGCCGGGTCGTTCGCCATCACATAGACCGGCGCATGTAGATGGATGGATTGCCCGGCCACGCCCGCCGGAATGCTCGGCTGCGCTGTCGGCGTAGGCGCGGGTTTCTGGCGCTTGCGCTCCAGGTCAGCGGCCCGCCGGGTCACGACCGCACCCAGTATATCCGCTACGGCACTTGCCGCCTTTTCCCAGGTGCGCCCCTTCGCCCACTCCAGCGCCCTCGCGCCTTTTGCCAACCGCTCGGCAGGCTGATCATACAGCGCCCGTAGCCCTTCAACCAAGTGCGCCATGTCGGGGCTGTAGTCACGAGCTCCGCCCCAGGTGCCCAGCTCGTCTGGCCTGGCGCGTACCAGTAGGCCGCGCTCCTGGTCGCCGATGATCTCACGCCCGCTGCAGTAGTCGAGCGCAACCGTTGGGATGCCCGTTGCCATCGCCTCGATGTGTGGCAGGCCAAACCCCTCACGATGAGCGATGACCATGTGCACGTCCAACAGGTTGTAGCGTTCGTTCAAACTCTGCACGCCCGCCCGTAGTGCATCCTCGCGGTAGCGCACACGTGCCGGGTCAAGCCCGCACTCGGCGATCAGTTGCTTAGGGATGTCCCAGCCCGCCGGACTCGTGCGCTCGCAGTCCAGGAACAGGTAGGCGTTGGGCACGTCAGGGAACGCCTCAGCGAAGCCCTGTACCATGCTCGGAAACGCCTTGCGGCCCTGGTTCATGGCCATCACGCCCACTACGAAAGCATCAGGTGGAATGCCCAGCTTCCCGCGCAGCGCGGCCCGCGTCGCATCATCCAGGCGATGGAACTCACCCACGTCCACGCCCGGCGGACACAGCCCCGCCGTGACGCCCGCCTTGCGAAACGCCTCGACGCCGAACTCGCTGATTGTTAAGAGTGCATCGAATTGCTTGGCGGCATCCAACCAATCTCGATAGATTGGCACTCCATCCACTGGCGTGATGACTATCTGCGCCGTCGTGCTCCAGTCAATGCCCGTCGCGTGGCGGGCCATAATGTGATACGGGAAGTCCTGCACACTCAGCACCACGTCCGGCTGATATGCGCCCCAGATACCTGTCAATGCCGCGCCGTGATCCCGCCCGTTCAGCGCCGCCACATGGAAGGGCAAGCCCAGGGGCAGCAGCCCGTCATACTGGATGCACGCACCCATAATCTCGTGCCCCTGCCGTCCCAGGTGCAGCGCGACGGCCCGACAGATGCGCCCGAAACCGGTCGGGATAAAGTCGCCAAAGATGAGAACCTTCGTCACTACTCCTCTCGCGCTTTCTGGCGCTTGTGCGCCTTAACCGGTCGTATCGCCCCGGCGCAGTACCGTCCGATACCAGACCTGCCCGCCGATATGCGTGGGCGTGCTATCGCCCTCGACGCGGTAGGCCACGCCGTTCCAGATCAACTCATCAAGCGGCCCCAGTGTGACCAGCGTGCTTACTACGGCATCCCCGGCCATCATCTGACCGGCGGGCAGTTGCACCTCGCGGAAGCGGCTCTCATTGCCCTGCGGGGCGGCCCATAGCGCCGTGATGACGCGCTCGGCATAGGTGCGTGATTCGCCGCCCCCCGCCCAGTACGCGCTTCCTGTGCCCGTCGTGGTGCTCAGGTAGTGCCGCCAGATGGCCGTCGCGCCCGCGTAGGACTGCACGCCGACGAACTGGCCGCTAATGCGGCTGCTGTTTGGCCCCCGGTAGCTCACCAGCCCTCCTGCCCCAATGCCCAGGACGCATACGCGCCAGCATCTACCGCGCCCTCATTAACCTCTTCGTTCAGTTGCTCGTACAGCTTCTGCAACTGCTGTTGCGCGGCAGTGTCGTCATACTCCGTCCCATCCGGCGCGGCCCACTTCGCCCGCTTCAGGCTATCGAACATCAGCGTCTTGACCGCCTCCAGCGCGGCCCCGGCCACCGTCCCGCCCACTGCGGTAAAGTGGCCGATCTCATCATTGCTGAAGATTGTGTGCACGCCGCGCACACGGAACGCGCTGTTGGCAGAGATGGCTCCGCTGAACGCCACAAAGCCCGTCGCGTCTATCGTCGCGCCCGTCGCTGTCCAGCCGCCCACGCCCGGCACGAAAGCCGTGCCACTGACCACGTTCGTCACGCCCAGCCCAAAGATGGTCGCAGACCCATCCCCAGCCAGCGTCGAATCAAAGATGGTGGGCTTATCCTGAATGCGCAGACGCACCTGCTCAGCGGTCGTCAGGGCCATCGCTTAGCTCTCCGCTTCTGGCTCCTCCGCCTGGTCAGCGGAAGCCTCCGGCTCTTCTTGCCCCTGTTCGGCGTCATCTTCGTCCGGTTCTTCCTCAGCGACCGCCTCAGCCTCGGCAACCTTGCGTGGACGGCCCCGCTTCTTGGGTGCGGGCTTTTCTGCGGGCGTCTGTGCCTCGAGCAACGCCTTCAACTGCTCGGTCAGGTCATTCAGCTTGGCTTCCAGAGTGCCCACGCGCTCCGTTGCCGCCACGACTTCCTGCTCACGCTGGTAGACCTCATATAGCGCCACAACCTCGCGCAAGTGCTGCGGGTGCCAGTGCAGCCATTGGGCAAAGGTGGCCTCGCTGCGCCCGTGCACGTTGTTGACGTAATATTGCATACTGGGATAGAAGCCCAGTTTGTTCAGCAGTGTCGTATCCCCGTTCTGCGCCTCAGCGAATGCCTGCCCGACGACCTCACGCATCCAGTCAAGCGCCTTCTGTGTCTGTTCGTTCATGGTATCCCTTTCTCAGTGTGGGGGGCAGGTTGCCCCACCCCCCTACTCCGTGCTAGTCAACCGTCGGCGCGGTCGTGCTGGACGAGTAGTACCAGAACCGATCATCCACGATGCCGAAACCAAACCACGTCCGCGCATAGTACCGCCACACGTCATTGACGGGGAAGTACTCAGGCGGCAGGACGCGGGCCGGATCGACGCGCTGGAACTTCACACCGCGCCCGCGCTGGCCCAACAGCCACTGATAGCTGCTGCCAAAACGGGGCGTCATGATGATCGTGTCCACCAGACCGTAGAACGGGTTGGTCACGCCGGTGCCGTACCGCTCCACCGTGATGACCGTCGAGTCGGCGTCCGAGTGGGCGCGCATCACCTGCTGCGAGCGCAGCAACTGCAACGCCGCGAAGTAAACCAGCGGCCCGCAGACGAGCGTATCCGGGCGCACGCCCAGGAAGTTGCCCGTGCGGTCGCGCTGCGTCACCAGGACGTTGTAGGCTGTGATCAGCCCACCAGCCGAGAACGTGGTAGTCGCCGTGTTGCTGTGCGTATAGTTGCCCGCCGTAGTCAACGCATCGAGCACCACGTCTTCTTCAGTCACGCGCAGCGAACGGCCAGCGGCCTCGGCGATCTGCTCCACCTTGCCAAGCTGGTCAAAGCGGCGCATTTCCTCGGTCACGGGCACAATGTACCCGCGCTTATAGTTCTTGACGATCTTCCCGGCTTCCAGAGCCAGCGCCGCCTCAGGATAGTCCTGGCCCTCCTCCACAACGGGCGCAGTGCCCATCGCGGCGTCGAGCAGGTACTCCTCCTGATGCTTGCTGGACGTAACTTCCGGCCCCACCAACTGCGGGTAGACGACCGGCTCCATCGCGTAGGACTGCATTGAGATGAAGTTCAGCCCCTGCCGCAGCAGGTCAGGGAAGTTCGCCGTATGTGCCGGGCCAAGTGCTACGGCCTCGGACAGTTCGACCTTGTCAGGGTCAACAGTACGCCGCCCATGACGGTCACGCGGGAACGGGATCATGTCCTCGGTGATGGTCAGCGGCCTGGATTCGAGCACGCGCTCTTCAACGCGGCCCCCTTCGAGAATCTTGGTCACGAGTGCGCGGTCAAGTGTCATCTCAGCACCCCCTAATAGTAGTCCGCATTACGCGGCCAGAGCCAGATGCCGAGTTGACCCGTACCGGCAGGGCCAGTATCCGCCCATTCGAACACCGTCGCCACAGCAGGAACCGGCGCTGCCGCCGTACCGCCCGAAACCGCGACAGGCGCAGCCGTATTCCAGGTCGAGCCGAGGCCCGTCACGCCTGACGCAGCCATAACGCCTGAGCCAGTCATGATCGGCCCGGCCAGCACGCCAAAAAGCGGCTTGCCAGAGAACGCCGCCGACACAGCGAACGTGCCGCGCGTCGCCACGATAACCGCCGAGTTGATGACAAGCCGGCCCGCCCAGTCCCTCGCGGGATTGCGCGTGCAGGCGATGCCCACACCCGACGCCTTCCAGGACGCAACGCCCGTGTGCGTGGCAATGATATAGTTGCCCGACCACGAGACATAATCGCCCGGATTGATCTCATGCGCAGTACCCGACGCAGGAAGGGACAGATACATGCCCTCCTGAGCCGGAGTGCTGGCAAAGATAGCTGAAGCTGCTACCGCCATGCTAACCTCCTTGCTGGCGCTTGCGGATAGCGTCCAGGAAATCGTCTACCGAGCGCACCTCGTCAATATTGATCGGCCCCGGCACTGTGGGCAGGGCAACCGTAGCCGCTTCCTGCACCAGCCGGGGCGCGCCCTTCACTGCCGGGCCGGACTTCGCTCCGCCGAGCGCCACCATGCGCGCCCCGCGTTGCACGATGTCCAGCCAGCGGGCTGGGTCGCTCGCCGCGATTTCCTCACGCAATTCGTTTTCGATAGGGACGGGAAGCGCCACTTTGCGAAACGCCCGCTCTAGCTCGACCTCTAGCCCCTTACGCGCCAGTTCGCCGCGCAGCTTGGCAAGTTCGGCCTCTAGTGCAGTCACCTTGTCCGCCTGTGCCTTCATCTGTCCTTCGGCTTCGACCAGGGCAACGCGCGCCTGATCCCTCTCATTCAACGCGGTAGCCACCGCTTCCGTCTGCCGAACGGCCTTATACTCCCGCTTCAGCCGTTCCACAAACTCCGGCCTTGCCGCGATAAACTCATCGTAAGTCAGCGCGCCTAGCAACTGCGCTGTCAGGTCATCCGCGCCCGCCACAAGCGGCAGAAATCCGCCGCCCGCCGCTGGCGTGGTCACGTCATCCACGCTGTGCACGGCCTCGATGCTCTCGACAATCAGGTCGCCATCATCGCCCTTGCTGGCCCGCCCCACGGCGTTGATGCTACCGCCGAGCAGCGTAGCAGGCGCGCGCCCTTCCACAATGTCGCGCACCAGCGCCCACGTGTCCTGCCCGGCATGGTTGCGCGTGAAATGGCGCACCGCATAGATACCGTCTTCGCGGTACTCCACGCCGTCCAGCCAGCCCGTAATCTGCCGCACGCTGCGCTCCGGGCGGTCGCGCCGCTCACCCGCCGACGGGTGATCCGCAAACGTCTTCACGCCCTCAAAGAGCGCCGTCGCCCGCTGCAACACGTCCGCGCCGTACACACGCCCGTTGGCGCTGCGCCCTGGGCGGATGATGCGCTGGCGTACCGTCTGCGCGTCGTTGTCAATGACCGCTTCGGCCAAGTCGAGCGTTTCCACAAAGACCAGCGTCTTGCTGTCCACCTTCCCCATCGTGCCCCCGCTTTCGCCCTCTTTGAGCAGGGCGTTTGCCACCCGGAATGCATACGTCTCGCATTTCTCCTGCTCGCCGCCCTTCGCCCGGCACTGGTCATACGCGCCGTTCCATGCGCCCACCCACTTCTTCGCCTGCGCGGGTGGAACGTGCTTCGGTACTGTGTCGGTCGTGTAGGGCATGGCGCTATTCCCTTTCAGCGAGCCAAAGCGCGTATCTCAGAAACGGGTCATTGTCAAAATAGATGCGCAGCCCGCCGCCCTGATCGGCAATGGCGTAAGCTACATAGCCGCGCCACTGCACCGCCTCCCTCTCAATGAACGCCTGAATCTTCAGCGCAAAGTGGTCGTCCATCAGTTCGCGTGCCGCCTGCACCAGCGCTTTCCTAACCGTTTCGCGCTCTGATGCGCCGTCTACCAGAATATCAGTCTCGCAGACGACTATGTCTTGGCGTGGCACCTTAATGCGCTTGTGCCCCAGCACCTCATAGATCATCGCGCCGCCATTTCTTCTGCCAGATACCAGGGCAGCCTCGCCTCGCGCAATCGCCGTGCCCCATCCTCTTCTGCCGCGCTCACAAATGAATCGTATGACCGCCCGCGATTCTCGAATGCCTCGCGCGCATAGGCCAGGTGGCCCTTAAGTCGCTGGTCGCGTATCTTATCAATCATGGTGTAAACAGTCTCATCATCAGGACTTGCCAGTCCCATAAGCCGATTTCGCTCTGCCCGCGTGAGTACCGTCTTACCCAGCCACTCGTCAGCAGCGAGGATCCCTGCCGCCTTTACCCGCACATCCCCAACGATATGCCCCGGCACTGTACCCTTCCCCAAACGATAGACACTGTAGAGCATGTCCAGTCGCGCCTCGTCCACTTTCGCGCGGTCAAATATCGGGTTCGCGTCCTCGTCATAGGCAAACATGTTTGCCATGTAGTCTGCAATTGCACTTTTGGCGGCCCCCGCCTCAATCACCGCTGGTGTGATCCCCCGTGCCAGGTCCAGCGACGCCTGATTTTCTGCCGCCATCTGCGCCAGCTTGTCAACTGGCACGGGCTTCGCCGCCGCCGTGCCGGTGAATGCCGCGCCCCGCTGTTCGTCTAGCCCGCCATCGGTGATCATGCCGTTGCGCGCCGCCCACTCGCCGTAAGTCTCTCGTATTCCAGCAACCTCATTCATCAGACGCTCATCTTTTAGCACCGGGACGATGGTGCAACGGCATCCCGGATGGCTGCCCGACGGCGGTTGTAGCTGCGGGTCGTTGAACTTGAACCGCTTGCCGTCCATCGCGCCGCAAATAGGACAGGTACGTTCGTCCTTAGTTGCCGTCCACTCCCAACCGCTCAGGATGTCGGCATTCTCCTCATACACCGCCAGCGCGCCCAGGTTGCTCGCCCGCAGGATTTCCGTGCGGGCAATCATGGTCGTCTGGTAGAAGTTGCGCGTAAAGCCCTTGCGCCTGTCCGTCTGGATACCGTACTCGTCGCGCAACCGGCGCATTGCCGCGCCTATGCCTTCACCCTTCACCATGCTTGCCGTCAGGCTGCGTTTGGTGCGCAGCACGAACTCCTCGCGGGCAAAGCCAAGTTCGGTATGCCAGTCCTGCCCCATATAGCGCCGGTCACGGCCCATCATCGGCTGCAACAGCAGAGAACGAATGGCCTGCGCGGGCAGTACAGGTCGAAAGCGTATCGGAATATTTGGATTAGTCGCCTGATCCAACACCCACGCGCGCCCGGCATAGCCCTGCTCATACGCATCTATCAACGCCGTGTCTATATGCGCCTCGGCCTGTGCGATCAATGCGTTAATCTCGCGCTCCATCTGCTCTAGCAGGATGGCCCGCCGCGCAAAGACCGGCTTGCCGTCATCACTGTATGCCATTGTCAAGGTGCCTGCTACCTCACGGTAGTTTTTCAGGTACAACTCATACAGCGCCCGCGCCTGTTCTTTCTCCAGCCCGTAAATGCGCCGCCTGACCCATGACTCTGCTGTGCGCAGCGCCTCGCTATCTGACCAGAGCGTGCGGGTAATGAGCGCTCCGTCATCAGGCAGCGGCAGGCGCGGCTGTCGGCTTCTCCCCACGTTCCTCGCCTTCTGTGTCTTCGCCTTCGCCCTCGTCCGGCAGGCCGATGTCGCGCGGCCTCAGCGCCAGCCCCTGCGCTACCTCACTACGCGCCGCCTCTTTCTCGCGTTCAATGCGCTTGCGCTCGACCGCCGCGTCCAGCCCCAACGTTGCCGTGATGATGTCGCCCGCGCCCTCGTCACTGACCCATCCGCTCATCGTCGCAATCGCCAGCGCCTCGGCCAGCGTCTTCGGGTCGTCCTCTTGCAAGTCAGGAAACTTGACATGCACGGCGTCCAGCGTGTCGATCATCTCCGGCGCATCGTCCGCGCCCAGGATAGCGTCCCCATCGGCGTCCTGTACCGGCACTTCGTCGGGCAGCCGTCCGGCATTAATCGCCATTTGAATGACCCACTTGTAGATCGGCATCCATACCTGCTCGGCCATCGTCTGCTGCGCGTCAGTGAACTTCCACAGCGCGGGCAACTGCTGAGCCGTCGCACTGGCGAGATTGGCGTTCTG